TCGCCGGCCGCACCGCTGATCAATATCAGAAGGACTACAAGGTGAGCTTCACCGGGGCGTTCCCGGTTGATGTGCGCGTGGTGCGCGTCACCGCCGATAGCGTCGACACCAACCTGCTCAACGACTTTTATTGGTCGAGCTACACCGAAATCACTGAGCAGAAACTGCGTTATCCCAACAGCGGACTGGTTGCAATGCGCTTGGATGCTGAGCAGTTCAGCAGCATCCCCAGCCGCACCTATCGCGTCCGCGGGATGAAGGTGCAGATCCCAAGCAACGGGACCGTGAATCAAACCACCGGCGCCATCAGCTATGCCGGCGTATGGGATGGCACCTTCGGCGCTGCGGTCTGGACTTCAGATCCAGCTTGGATCCTCTACGCACTGCTGACAAATACTCGTTGGGGACTGGGCGATCACATCACCGCCAGCCAGCTTGATAAGTTCGCCTTTTATTCCGCCAGCCAGTACGCATCCAGCAGCGTCGACGATGGCTTCGGTGGCACCGAGCCACGCTTCTCCTGCAATGCCCTGATCCAGAACCAGGAGGAGGCTTACAAGCTGATCAATGATCTGTGCTCTGTGATGCGGGTGATGCCGTACTGGAGCACCGGCAGCCTGACCATCAGTCAGGACAAGCCGACCGATGCCAGCTACCTATTCACGCTGGCCAATGTCAGTGCTGATGGCTTCACCTACACCGGCTCGGACCTGAAGACCAGGCACACGGTCGCGATCATCAGCTACCTCGATCTCGAGACGCAGGACATTGCCTACGAGGTGGTGGAGGACAAGGAAGCCATCGCGAAGTATGGCGTGATCACCACCAACATCAAAGCCTTTGCCTGCACCAGTCGCGGCCAAGCTGCCCGCCTCGGTGAGTGGCTGCTCTATACCGAGCAGTACGAAACCGAGGTGGTCTCCTTCAAGACTTCCGTGGATGCCGGTGTGCTGGTGCGGCCAGGCCAAGTGATCGAGATCGCTGATCCGGTGAAGTCTGGTGTGCGCCGCGGTGGCCGGATCGCAGCAGCCACCACCACCGTGATCACGGTCGACGACACCGCCGAGACCGATCTGGTCACCACTGGCAGCGCGACGCTATCGGTGATCCTGCCTGATGGCACCGTCGAGACCAAGGCGATCAGCAGCATTGCTGGCGCAAATATTACAGTCGCCTCCGCGTTCAGTGCCGCACCCAACGCAAATAGCATCTGGGTGCTGAGCAACAGCACAATCGAGACCAGCACTTGGCGCGTGCTGACCGTCAGCGAGATTGATCGCGTTCAGTACGAAGTCACCGCGATCGCGTACAACGCCAGCAAATACAACTACGTCGAGCGCGGCTTCAAGCTCGAGGCTCGTGATATCACCAAGCTCAACGAACCGAAGCCAGCGCCGAGCAACCTCACAGCATCGGAGACCATCTACGAAAGCAACGGCCAAGCACGGGTTAAGTTGATTGTGAGCTGGGGCGCTGTGGTCGGTGCATCTGAGTATCAGGTGCAATGGCGCCCACTGAATGGCAACTGGACAACGGTCAACGTTCCGCAGACTGATTACGAGATCCTCGACACCACTGCACAGACCTACGAGATCCGGGTCTATACGCTCAACGGTGCGCGCACACCAAGCACGTCGCCGGCCTCACTGAACTTTGCAGCGATCGGCAAAACCGCTGTTCCCGGCAATGTTCAAAACCTCAGCTTCGAGGCCATCAACGCCAACTCCGGTCGCCTGCGCTGGGACGAAACCGTAGACCTCGACGTGAAGGTTGGCGGCAAAATCCACATCCGCCACAGCAACCTGACGGATGGCAGCGCGAGCTGGAGCAACAGCGTTGACCTGATCCCCGCCAAATCGGGCAGCGCCACTGAGGCAATCATCCCGCTGGTGGAAGGCGAAGTGCTGGTCAAGTTTGAGGACGACGGCGGCCGCCAAAGCACCAGCGAAACCAGCATCATCATCGACCTGCCCGACACGCTGGCACCCCTCACCCTGATCAACCGCCGCGAGGACCAAGACGTCCCACCGTTCCAGGGCACACGCACCAACACCTTCTACAGCGAAGAGTTCGACGCCCTGACGCTGGATGGCTCGGACCTGCTCGACGACGTGCCCGATGTGGATCTGCTGCCCACCTTCGACGTGATGGGTTCGGTGCAGTCTTCCGGCACCTACGACTTCGCCACCACCGTTGATTTCGGCAACACTTTCTCCATCGACTTCAGCCGCTACTTCGTCACCCGTGGTTACTACCCCAGCGATCTGATCGACAGCCGCCTTGCTGATGTGGACGACTGGAGCGATTGGGACGGCGGCGTGATCGACGCGGTGAACGCCATCCTCGAACTCCGCAGCACCACCGACAACCCCAGTAGCACTCCGACGTGGAACGCATGGCAGCCGTTCGTCAACGGCACTTTCCGTGGCCGTGGCTTCCAGTTCCGCACCACGCTGACCAGCAACGACGTTGCCGAAAACATCCTCGTCGATGAGCTGGGCTACCTCGCCACCGTCCAGCGCCGGACCGAGCAGAGCAACGCCGCAGCGAGCGGCACCACCAATACCGGCGTGACCTTCACCCACCCGTTCTTTACTGGGACGGCCAGCATCGGCGGCTTAAATGCCTATTTGCCTAGCGTCGGCATAACGGCGCAAAACCTGCAGGCCGGCGATTACTTCCAGATCTCCAACGTGACTGGAACGGGCTTCCAGATCAGCTTTTTCAACTCCGGCGGTAGTCCCGTCACCCGCAACTTCACATGGAGTGCAACCGGATATGGACGGCAGGGCTAAACTCGGTCTATTAGTGGGCGCTTGATTCGTGGCTCAGCACGATTACGTCATAGCCAACGGCACTGGTGCGGCGGTTAGATCCGACATCAACGGCGCCCTCGGTGCGATCGTCACGAACAACAGCGGCGCGACCGAGCCGGCAACCACCTACGCTTTCCAGCTCTGGGCAGATACAACCACCGGCCTGCTCAAGATCCGCAATGCGGCTAACTCGGCATGGGTGGAACTGCTTGAGCTCGATGGTGAGTTTGGCAGCAAGACCTTCAACGGCAACATCACCCTGAACGCACAGGGCGATCTGCGCTTTGCCGACTCTGACAGTAGCAACTGGCTGGCATTTCAAGCCCCGTCAACCGTCGCTAGCAACGTCACATGGACGCTACCAAATGCTGACGGCAGCTCCAATCAGACGCTGGTAACCAATGGCAGCGGAACGCTGAGCTGGGCGTCGCCATTGCTCAGTTCCGGCGGCACCATCACCGGCGCCCTTGAGATCGGCTCCGCTGGTTCGTTGGTATTTGAGGGCAGCACCGCTGACGGCAACGAAACCACGCTGGCGGTCACGGATCCCACGGCGGACCGCACCGTCACCCTGCCGGATGCCACTGGCACGGTGCCGCTGCTCAGCTTGGCGCAAAGCTTCAGTGCAGCACAACGCGGCACCATTTCAACGCTGACTTCAGCCAGCACGGTGACGCCGGACTTTGCACTGGCCAACAATTTCAGCATCACGTTGGGTCATACGGTTACCTTGGCTAACCCGACGAACCTGACGGCTGGGCAAAGCGGTGTGATCTTCATCACGCAAGATGCGAGCACCGCGCGGACGCTGGCGTTCGGCAGCTACTGGGACTTCAGCGGCGGCACCGCGCCCACCGTCACCAGCACGTTGTCAGCCGTGGATTGCTTGGTGTACACGGTCCGCAGCACGACTAGCATCCACGCACAACTGCTGACCAACCTGAGCTGATTTATGGGAGTTCCCGGAAGCGCCAACCTCCTGTTGCTTGGTGGCGAGCAAGGTTACAAGATCGAACGCAGCCTGCGGTTCAACTCGGCGGATTCGGCGTACCTCAACAGGACTCCCGCGAGTGCAGGTAGCAGGAGGATTGCAACGTGGAGCGGATGGATAAAGCTGGGCAATCACTCAAGCACCGGCGAGTATTACCTCCTATGCACAAATGGAACTTCTGATTCCACTTTCTTCTACATCCAAATTCGCAATAATCAACTTCGCTTTGGGCAATTCAACAGTGGAACATTTGCCCTTTATTCAACGCAACTTTTTAGGGATCCGTCGGCTTGGTATCACATTGTTGTTGCAGTAGACACCACGCAGGCAACTGCCTCTAATCGTGCGAAGGCTTATGTGAACGGAACTGAAATCACAAGCTGGAGTACGGCGAATTATCCAGCTCAGAATAATGACCTGGGCATCAACGACACCCGCGCCCATGCGATTGGCGCTGGCTACGCATCCGGCAGTCCTTACGCTTACTGGGATGGGTCCGTCACTGAGACCTATCTGATCGACGGCCAAGCCCTGACCCCCAGCAGCTTTGGCGAGACCGACACCATCACCGGAGTCTGGAAGCCCAAGAAGTATGCCGGCACCTACGGCACCAACGGCTTCTACCTCAACTTCTCGGACAACAGCGGCACCACCAGCACCACGCTGGGCAAGGACAGCAGCGGCAACAGCAACAACTGGGTCCCCAACAACTTCAGCGTGACCGCTGGCGCCGGCAACGACAGCATGATCGACACCCCAACGCCCTACGCCGATGGCGGCAATGGCAGGGGGAATTACTGCACTTGGCTGCCACAGCAAGGCGGGCAGACCTGGACGTTCAGCAACGGCAATTTGGATGCTGTTAATGGGAACGCCGGCTCTAATGCCTACTCCTGCGTTGGGACAATCGCAGTTTCATCAGGCAAGTGGTACTGGGAAATCACGGTCAACGATGCCGGTGGTACGACGTTGCGCGTGCCCGGTGTGGGCATCATGGGATCCGAAAGAAATATTCTCAGCACTGCTGCATCAGTTCGGCCAGATGTTTATCTGAGCGGCAATGGGACGATTGATAACAGCTCTGGATCTGCTCTGCAAAGTGGCTTCAGTAACATGGCCGCCAACGATGTTGTTGGTGTTGCTGTAGACGCCGACGCAAAGACTGTGCAGTTCTATCGCAATGGCTCTGCTGTTGGTACGGCACAAAGCTACTCACCTGCCACCGTCACCCCGTCGTTTTACTCGTACAACACCTACGACTGCAACGCCAACTTCGGCCAACGCCCCTTTGCGTACACCCCGCCGTCGGGCTTCGTGGCGCTGAACACGCAGAACCTGCCCGAGCCGTCGATTAAGAAGCCAAGCATCTACTTCGACGCCACGACTTATACCGGCAACGGAGCAACCCCCCAGAACATCGTTAATGCTTCTGGTTTTCAACCAGATCTAGTCTGGACAAAATCAAGAAGTAATGCAGTTGATCATTTTCTTGCCGATTCCGTCCGTGGAGCAAACAACATCCTTCGCTCTAACCTGGCGGATGCAGAAGCGGTTGGAACTGGCGGCATTTCTGCATTTAACAGCAATGGTTTTAGTGTTAATGGGAACCAGAACACCAACACTTATACCTACGTTGGCTGGCAGTGGAAAGAAAGCGCCACGCCGGGGTTTGACATTGTGACCTATACGGGGACGGGTAGCAATCAAACCATTAGCCACTCTCTTGGTGTTACGCCAGCAATGTATATTACAAAACGACGTAATGCTACTAACAGTTGGATTGTTTACCACCAAAGCCTAGGCAACAACATTCTGGTACTAGAGAGTACAAGTGCTGTAATTGCAAATAGTGCATTTTTCAGTTCATATCCAAATAGCAGCAGTTTTTATCCTGCAACTGATGCAACCGTAAACGCCAGTGGCGGGACTTACGCTACCTACCTGTGGTCCGAAGTCGCGGGCTTCAGCAAGTTCGGCAGCTACACAGGCAACGGGTCTACAGATGGTCCGTTCTTGCACTGCGGCTTCCGCCCAGCATTTGTCATCTTCAAGTCGTCCAGCAGCGGTTACGACTGGTTCATGTTTGACAACAGGCGCGACCCCGAGAACGTCGTAGATCTTGCGCTTTTCCCTAACTCCTCCAGCACCGAGTCGGGAGGCAGCACTTATATGTTTGACTTCACCTCCAACGGCATCAAAATCCGCAACTCTCAGCTCAATCTCAACGGCAACGGCAACACTTACATCTTCTGCGCTTGGGCGGAAGCCCCCTTTAAGTACGCCCTCGCCCGCTGACCTATGAAACGGGCACATCCTCACCGGAGCTAACAATGGCCTTCCTGCTCGACGGTCAGCCCCTTGCGGTTGACACCCCCTTCAAGACCCCAGATGGCACGCAATACCCAGCCAACTGGCTGCGCCTCTCCAGCGCCGAGGAGAAGGAAGCCATCGGCATCACCGAGGTGCCGGATCCGGCTCAGTACGACCAGCGCTTCTACTGGGGCTACGACGCCGAAGGCCACCTGATCCCTAAAGACCACGCCCAGCTCGTCGAACAGTGGACCGCCCAAACCCGCACCACTGCCAACAGCCTGCTGTCGCCCACCGACTGGATCATCATTCGCGAGGTTGATAACGGCAAAGCCGCTGATCCTGTGTTGAAAACTTGGCGCGAAGAAATCCGCTTGGCTGCTGGCACCAAAGTGACCGCCATCAACGCCACCGCCAACACCGACGCACTGGCTGCCTACATCACTGGCGCTGATTACCCCGCTTGGCCTGTGGATCCTTATGCCCCCGTGCCTGCTGTTGAAGATGAGGTGGCTGAGTAATGGCCGTCCGCTCTAAGACTGGCACCGCTCGGATCGAGCATCAGCCGGGACCACCGAAGACCACACGCCAAGGGTATGGACAACAGTCCCGTCCACGGCGTCGCGGACGCAAACCACTTAGGGGGCAAGGCCGCTAATGGACCGCGACACTCTCGAGAATTGGCGCAAGATCCGCGACCACCTTGAGCGTGTCGGGAAGACGGACAATCATTACTATCGCCGTGCGGTGGTCATCCTGCAGGGGAGGCCGGACCCGTTCGATCGCTACGATGGATGGGATGGAAGTCGCCACAGCGATGGCTGAAGAACCA